GAGTTGGATAAGTAAGATATACTTGACCAGTTGGTTCAAAAATCCCGCCACAAGGGCAGCTAAATTTAATTAAATAAGCTTTTTTCTCTTTAATCTTTCTTAACCTTAGAATGACAAAGTGAACCGCATAGCTTAGAAGATGAATGATTAGCGCCCCTACCATCCCATAAATTATTCCAAGTAAGATATTCATAAGACCTCACAACATGCTTGAAGCTGGAAACCCGCCAAAAGGTAAAGGCTTGTTTTTACCAAATCGACATTCACAACCAGACAATCTGTATGAGCAACGATCTAAAGCAGGGTTGTCTGTTGGCTCATCTTTCTCGGTAAACATAGCTGCCCCGGTGTAGCCACACTCTTCCCCGCGATATTCCCAACTACAATAAGAAGTAATTTGACGTACAGGAATTTTCAAACCTTCAAAATCAATCGGGTTAGAAAGCTCAAAAGTTACTTGCTGAGCATTTTCCGATGTCTTCTGTTCAATAAACCAAGTTTGTTCTTTAGACTCATTCGATGCTGAAGGATTGCCTGCTGTGAAGTTTTCAGCATCTAGATATTTAGCCAAAGTAGTAATAACTTTCAGCTTCGCCCCTGCAAAATCTTTAAACTGCAAACAGTAAGCAGAAACAGCATGTTGAATACCGTTAATATTGTTTGCCATTGTCAATGTCGGCGCTGAAGCTTTACCAGTTGAACTAAGTTCAAGTCCCGAAACTTCCAAAGCCATCGGCTCAAAAACTTGACCTTGCCAGATAATATTGCGGTTCCAAACTTTTTGATCACCAGCATCGAATATCTTTCCAATGCTGCCAGAGTCGGCACCAATTAAACCTTCGGAACCAATTGAAGAGTAGATTTTCTCCCAGTCTTGAAAAGAAATATGTCCATG